TCTATTCGCAAGGCTTCTTCACGCAATTTACAGGAAGCAAAGATTTATGCTTTCCAAAAGTTTCTGAGTAAAATCAGATAAATAATAAATAATCTAATAGAACTATCCAGTTACAGGAGAAAACGATGTCAATCGAACAAAAAATCGCTGAAATTTTGGCAGAGTCTAAGCAATTAGACGAATTCAAAGTACAAGGCACAGAAGGTGGTATGGATCCAGGAACACATGGTGCTGTTGCAGGTAATCAAGCTGTTATCCGTGATGCATCTAACAATGTACCAAATGGTGGTGAAACACCTAACCCAGACAATGCTCGCAACAATGTTGATGATGAGAAAGAAGCTGAGGGTGGTACTTCTAAGAAATCTAATCCAGCTACATCATCAGCAGTTGCTGGTGATCAAGCAGTCATTCGTACAGGCACTAGCGTTAAAGAAGATGTTGACGCATTGTTGAATGGCGAGGAACTATCTGAAGAGTTCCGTGCTAAAGCAGAAACAATTTTTGAAGCAGCTGTAATGACTCGTGTCAAAGCAGAATTAGCTCGTATTGAAGAAGAATTCGAAAGCAAACTTGCCGAGCAAGTTGCACAGAATACAGAGGGTCTTGTTGAGCAAGTTGATGGATACCTCGGCTATATTGCCGAGCAGTGGATGACACAGAATGAAATTGCCCTAGAGCGTGGTATGAAATCCGATATTCTTGAAGGTTTCATTGGCGGTCTAAAGAATTTATTTGAAGAGCACTATATCGATATTCCTGAAGAGAAATTCGATGTGCTTGGCGAAATGGAATCTAAGATCGATGAATTGGAAGCAAAGTTAAACGAACAAGTTGCAGCTAACATTGAACTAAGCAAGACTCTTGCTGAAAGCAATCGCAATGAAATCGTTAAAACTGTAAGCGAAGGTTTGACAGATACTGAAACTGAAAAGTTTATGTCTCTTGTTGAAGAACTCTCTTACGAAGACCAAGCTAGTTTTGAAACCAAAGTAAAGACTATCCGTGAAAATTATTTCACAACTAAAGGTTCTACAGAAGTTAAATCTGTAGTTACTGATGCTCCAGTAGAAGCATTGACTGAAGAAGTTTCTAAGAAATTAGATCCAGCTATGTCTGCTTATGCTGCTCAGCTCAACAAATTAAATAAATAAGGAAATCAAAATGCAATCTCGTCAAGATTTAGTAAAAAAATGGGCTCCGATTCTTGAGCACGAAAGTGCTCCAAAGATTCGTGACAACTATCGTAAAGAAGTAACTGCGGTTCTTCTAGAAAACCAAGAGCGTGAAATGGCTAAACAGCGTGAAGCGTTGTTTGAAGCTGCTCCAGCTAACTCTGTTGGTTCTTATGGTGACACTGGCGGTTTCGCTAAGTTCGATCCAGTAATGATCAGCTTAGTTCGTCGTGCAATGCCACAAATGATCGCTTATGATGTTTGCGGTGTACAACCAATGACTCAGCCAACTGGTTTGATCTTCGCAATGAAATCTCGTTACAGCACTCAAGGTGGTGACGAAGCATTGTTCAACGAAGCTGATTCAGACTTCGCTGGTACAGGTACTCACTCTGGTGCGTATGACTTCGGTGGATCTGAAACTACTGGTACTGGCTTAGCGACTACTGATGGCGAGCGTTTAGGTCAAGGTGGTGTTGGTGATGGTTCTTTCGGTGCTATGGCTTTCTCTATCGAAAAGACTTCTGTAACTGCAAAGACTCGTGCTTTGAAGGCAGAATACTCTATCGAATTAGCACAAGACATGAAGTCTGTTCATGGTCTTGACGCTGAAGGCGAATTAAGCAACATTCTCTCTACTGAGATCCTTGCTGAAATCAACCGTGAAGTTATCCGTACAATCTACAAGACAGCTAAAGCTGGTGCACAAGTTGGTGTAACTACTGCTGGTACATTCGACTTAGATACTGACTCTAATGGTCGTTGGTCTGTTGAGAAATTCAAAGGTCTAATGTTCCAAATCGAGCGTGAAGCCAATGCTATTGGTCAACAAACTCGTCGTGGTCGTGGTAATGTTATCATCACTTCAGCTGATGTGGCTTCTGCCTTAGCAATGGCTGGTGTGTTAGATTATTCTTCTGGTTTAACTGGTAAGAATGATTTGACTATCGATGATACTTCTACTACTTTCGCTGGTATTCTAAACGGTAAGTACAAAGTTTATGTTGACCCATACACAAGCAATGTGTCTTCAACTCAGTTCTTCGTTGTTGGCTACAAAGGTCAATCAGCGTTTGATGCTGGCTTGTTCTATTGCCCATATGTTCCATTGCAAATGGTTCGTGCAGTTGATCCTAACAGCTTCCAGCCAAAAATTGGCTTCAAGACTCGTTACGGTCTAGTTGCTAACCCATTCGTTAACTTGGATGACGGCACTGAAGGTCAAGACAACTTAACTGCGAATGTGAACTACTACTATCGTCGTGTTAAAGTTGCTAACTTGATGTAAGCAACTAGTCGGTTTTTAAGAAGCCGACATAGAAGCGGTACTTTAAGAGGGTTCTTTCGGGAACCCTCTTTTTTATTTGGATAAATAATGTTATGGCTACTACAACTATTACCTGCCCCTTTCCAGATAACATCACTCCATTATCACCTAATGGATTCATGTTCAACATTACCAAATTACCTAACCTGTCATTCTTTTGTCAGCAGGTAACTATTCCAGGTATCACTCTTGGTGCTCCTGAGTTTGGTAACCCATTTAATGTGCAACCAATTCCAGGTGAAACATTAACTTATGATCAACTTACTGTGCAGTTCTTAGTTGACTCTAACATGGCAAACTATAAAGCAATCTATAACTGGATTATCGCTTTAGGTTTCCCACAATCTTATGATCAGTACATCACATTTAATGCGAATGATAACTTAAATTATTCTGAGTTGGCAAAGAACTACTCTGATGGTACACTGCAAATCCTGAATGGTAATAATGAGACTGCTCAAATCGTGCAATTTTATGATATGTTTCCAATCACGATTGATTCATTAATGTTTGCATCTACAAATACAGATGTGCAATACCTAGTAGGAAATGCAACATTCCGCTACGGATACTATAAATTCTTGTAAGACAAACTTGATTTTTTTGTAATACTGCGGTATAATGGCAGTATATAAATGTGAGGATATTATGAATATTGAACAATTGCAAGAAGCGTGGGATTTAGATTGCCAGATAGACGATAACTATCTCGGTGAAACAACCACAGCTACTCCCAAGTTACATGCCAAGTATTTAAAACTACTTGTCAATGTCAAACTAAAACACACCAAACTCCAATCAGATTACAACTTGTTACGCAAGAATAAGTTTCGCCTATATCGTGGTGAACTATCTCGTGATGAATTAACTAATTTAAATTGGGAACAATGGCAAGGTGTTAAGCCATTGAAAAATGAGATGGATGAATTCCTCTCAGGTGACACCGAACTAAATACATTAAGAGTCAAGATTGATTATCTTGAGACAATGATATATTTTCTTGAATCCGTTCTTGGTCAAATCAAAGCCAGAGACTGGCAGATTAAAACTGCAGTTGAATGGAAGAAATTCTTAGCTGGTATGTAATGATAAAAATTGAGAAGTTAGACGAAGTTTATGTTAGAGTTTTTAGCGATGGTTCTATTGAACAAGAACTCGCTGACTTCTTTACCTATGAATATCCAGGTGCAAGATTTACACCACAATTCAGAGCAAGACTCTGGGATGGAAAAGTTCGTCTATACGATCAAGTTAGAAAAACTCTTTATGTTGGTCTAGTATCATATGTTGAAGAGTTTGCCACTCGCAATGGGTATGGCATTGAATATGTAACTCCTGTATTCCATCAAAACAATATCACACATCAGATTGTAGAAGACTATGCCAAGTCACTCGATCCACATGGTCGTGGTAAACCAATCGAAATCCGAGACTATCAAATTGAAGCAGTGAAGACTGCTCTCGATAAAGAGCGGACACTCCTATTATCTCCCACTGCGTCAGGAAAGTCATTTATAATTTACACCACGATGCGTTGGCATATTGCACACGATCGTAAATGTATCATTATAGTTCCAACGACTTCACTGGTTGAGCAGTTGTATACTGACTTTGAGGACTACTCCTCTGCCAATGGTTTCAATGTTGCTGGTGCTTGCCAAAAATTATATGCAGGGTTCTCTAAAGACTTCACCAAAGATGTATTGATTACAACTTGGCAGTCTGTATACCTACAACCTAAATCTTGGTTTGCTCAGTTCGATGTAATCTTCGGAGATGAAGCACATCAGTTCAAAGCAAAATCCCTAACAACAGTTATGGAAAAGATGGACAAGATTCGTTACAGAATTGGAACAACAGGAACACTTGATAACAAGAAGGTTCATCGTTTAGTTCTTGAAGGTATGTTTGGTCCAGTGCATAAGGTTACTACAACCAAAGCGTTGATGGACTCAGGAAGACTTACCACCCTAAATATAATGTGTGTGATGTTGAAATACAACGAAGAAATTCGTAAGGTACAAAAGAATAAAACCTATCAAGAAGAGATGGACTTTCTTGTAAGTAATGAAAAACGAAATAAATTTATTCGTAATCTTGCAGTAAAATCTGAGGGTAATACCTTAGTACTTTTCCAGTTCGTTGAAAAACATGGAAAGGTTTTATACGAATTAATAAAAGATAAGGTTCATGAAAACCGCAAAGTGTTCTTTGTTTACGGAGGAACAGATACAACAGATCGTGAAGCAATTCGGCACATTACAGAAGGTGAAAGCGACGCTATTATTATTGCTAGTTTTGGTACATTCTCTACTGGCATCAACATACCGTCTCTTGAGAATGTTATTTTTGCATCACCATCAAAGAGCAAGATCCGTAACTTGCAAAGTATTGGTCGTGGATTGAGATTGAAAGATGGCAAGACACAATGTAATCTGTTTGATCTTGCCGATGATTTGCATTGGAAGTCTTGGAAAAACCATACTCTAAATCATGCAGCTGAAAGATATAAAATCTATGCTGAAGAAGAATTTAAAGTTAAAATTATAGAGGTGGATCTATGTTAGATGACAACGAGTTCTACATTGTAATGAAACTCACATCAGGTGAGCAAGTAATGGCTGTCCTCAAAGAAGAGGATGATGAACATGTCTTGCTTGAATCGCCAATGTGCATTAGAACTATTCCCATTTTAGAGGCAAGTCGTGAACATGTAACGGCACATCCTCTATGTCAATTTTCCGATGATAGAAGTTTTGTGATCGCAAAACGAGACATTATGTTCGTGAAAAAGTTACATCATCTATTCATCCCTCATTATCAACGCATCGTTGCAGAGCAGCTC